TTTTTGGTGTTTTTCTAATGTAGTAATATTGTCTATTTAAATATTGTGCTGCTGGTGCTGTTGTAAAAACATAAATCTTTTTTCTTCCAGCACTGTTTGTTGGGGTATCTTGTGGAAAAATTGCATAAGACCCATACGTAGATTCGCCAGATGCATTTTCAGTAAAATATTTAAAATTTATTTGATTATTGAATCCAGTCCAAAATAAAAATCTTGGTTTCTTGCTTGTATTTTCACAAGCCAAGCTAGTAATGTAATTCATATATTGAATTGGATTTTCGCTTAATTCCTCTATTTTTTCTTTAAGTGGATTTATTGGTCTATATGTAATAACATTAGAACATTTTTTATTTCCCCAATTTATTAATTTTACAGCATCCACGCCACTATTCGAACCACTGCTAGTTTTTATTTTATCTGTGAGTGTTTCTAAAAATGTTTCTATATTTAGTACTTGTGGGAAAGTATAAGATGACAATAAATTGGTTGTAGAAAAATTTTGATTTACAAAAAACAATTTATTTGTAAAATTAATTGCAACAAAATTTTCTTCTGTTTGAGAAGCTGCGTTATTTAAATAAGAAACACCATTAATATAAAATGTTTCTGCTGGATCTCCATTTAAATATTCAACAACAATTGTTCTATTAATTGGATCTGTTGCCAATCCCTTGACAAATGTAACTACATCATCTAAATCTCTAACAGTTAGACATCCACTTGGAAACAAATCAAAAACACTTTCACTAAATTCAATTTTTTCAAATTGACAAATTGTATTTGGCCGTGTTATAACTAAAGAACCAAGGCTGATACTTTTAATTGGTGATGATAAAGGATTTGTTGGAGAAAATGTCATAATTAAACGATGTAGTTTTGTTCAACTTTTGTAAAATTTAAAGAGTTAAATGTATATGGTAAAAAGTATTTTATGTTTGTGTCTGTAGTTTGAGCCGCTTCCTCATAAGTTATTGCTTGACTTATACCGGGAAGTCCAAAGTTGTCTCCAGATGTAATTGGCAAATCATCTTCCAATGCACCAAACACTTGTAAATTGCCAAATGTTTTATATTTAACTTCTTTTATTGCATCTGTCTGTGTTTGAATATAATTAATTTTATTTGTAACACCTCCATACGTACCTTTGTACGAATAAGTGCTACCATTTACTATAAAATTTACATCTTGATTGACACCAAAGGAAATGCCACCATAAGTTTCTACAATTGTATTTTTGGTAAATGGGTTATAACTTTTTACAAAACCAAACCCGCCTGTTAAGCTAAAATTTCCAGTTGATCCATATTGCCAAGTTGAACCAGAATTTGCAACATATGGTAATACCAAAGAACCTTCGGTTACGATTACATCTTGATTTGTTGAAACGTTTATTGTACTAATTTCCGAATTAATGCTATATTCATCTAATAAATCCGCTGTATCTGGACTTAACAAAGTAAATGGATTAAAAGTATCATTAGCATATAAGAAAAGCCAATAACTTTCAATATTAGAATAAACAGTATTAGCAAGTTCTAAAAGAGTTGTATTTGACGATACATCAATTAAAGCAGTTTCTCTATTTTTTGAATCTAAAACATAATAAGAAGATATGTCTGTAACCTTTATCTCTCCCAGTTCGGTTGTATATTCTATTTTTGGTAAATTTTTTGAATAATTCATCTAATACTCACTATTACAATATTATTTCAGACTTCGATTGCAATCCACCCTGACCACCATCGCCCGGAATGTTTGGATTGTATGTACCTGTTTCAAATTCTCTAAAAGTTAATCCTAGTAAAGTAAGATTTGATCTACCATTTGGCAAAGTTCTTACAACAGAATCTGCGGCATCACTATATTTAACAGTCATTGAAGTCAATACCAATGGCATTGGTTCTCCAAGCCAATCTGCAGTATAATTAAGATCATTTTCCAAACTACTTTGTCCTAAAGGTTTTCCTCTAGAAACTCTTAAAGTCCAAATTGGCTGCGGATAACTTCTTTCAGGTAAACCTGGAACAATTTGTGGATAGGATGCTTTTCTAAAACTGCCAACAATTCCCCTGACAGCTTCACTTTCTTCTTCAGATTTAGGCACAAAAATATATTCAAAATTATATTCTTTTCTTGCTTCGGAAACCATTGTGGCTTCTGTTACGTTAGAAAATCTTCTATAAGTTGTAGTAGCATACATGTATTCATTTTGAAATTTTGCCGGATCTATAATCCTATTCCACAAAAGTTCAAAATCACCACCAGAGTTATTAAGTGCAGCCATAGATAAAACTGGACCTACTGGGTTTGTTCCTTCACCAAATTCGTGGCGAACTGTGTAACCGGGTTCTTTGGGTAAAGGCAAAGCAATTTCTACTCCCGACGCTCTTGCTCTATTGTAAATACCCGATCTGGTTCTGTCCGCAGCTTGCAAACTATAAGGAGCTGCAAAAAATCTTAACCAATGTGGTATTTCCTGCGCAGGATCGCTACCAGAAATTGGATATTGGTATGTTGTTGCTGCCATTCTATTACTATTTAGTGAAAATTACCTAAATAATTTTATGGCATATAAAACATTATTTAAACCCAAAAATGTAAAAAAATATATTGGTGATCCCAATAATATTGTATGCCGATCTTTGTGGGAAAGACGTGTTTGCAAATTTTTAGATGAAAACAAAAACATCTTAAAATGGTCTTCTGAAGAAATAGTTATTCCATATTTAAGTCCAATAGACCAAAAGATGCATAATTATTATCCCGATTTTTTAGTTCAATTTAATGACGGGAGTAAAGTAAAAACGTGGTTGCTTGAAGTAAAACCATCAAAACAATTGGTATTAAAAGAAAATAGCAGCAAAAAAGAAAAAATTACATGGATTGTAAATACCGCAAAATGGGAAGCTGCAAAAAATTATTCTTTAAAAAATAATATGGAATTTAAAATTTTAACAGAAAAAGAAATATTTACTAATGCCAACGCCAACTAATCCAATAACTTCAATTAAAACATATTTTGAAAACCATAATGGTTTACAATTGGCAAATAGATTCTCCGTGTCATTTTCTGGATTGCCTGGAGGCATTTCTATTGGTGATGACTCTGGGGGATTTGTACAGGCTGAATATATGGCTTTAGGACCAAGAGCACTAAACACTGTACAAGACAATTTAAATGGTTTTGGTTTTGGTAGGTTTGTGCCAAGAAGCCAAGATTTACTTAGTGGTGGATTTGGTGTTCAATTAATATTTCCTGTGACAAATGACCACCATCTTATTAAATTTTTTAATGATTGGTTTTCTTACTTTTATAAAAGCCCACGCCAAGCTGGTGGCAATTATTTAAATGTATATAAAGTCCCGTATTACAATGATGCAGTAAGACCAGTCACAATGACTGTAAATATGTTAAATCCAAATGGTGGTGTTAATAATTCAATAACATTTTATGAAGTTTTTCCTGTTGAAACACAACCAATAGAAATGAGTATGGCCTTTACTGATAAATATTTAAAGTATGCTGTTACGTTTGCATACAGAGATTTTGTTCAAAATATAGGAACACAGACGCCCGATGCTCCTTAAGGTTAGTAGTAATTATGAATAAAGATGATATTAAAACATTGATAGACTCGTTAAGTCCGACTTATGAAACTATTTTGCCTGTTTCAGGAAAAACAGTTTTGTTTATTCCATTTAAAGTTAAAGATGCAAAAAACATTTCAATCATTTTAAATGAACAAAATAAAAAACTTTCATTAATTGCAATGGTAAATTTGCTAAAGGCAAATACAAAAGGAATTAATATTGAAGAACTTTGTCTTGCCGATGCAGAGTACTTGTATTTAAAAATAAGATCTAAAAGTGTTGGCGAAGTAATAAACATTAAAATTGGTGAAGAAAAATACAATATAAACATTGATGATATCAAATGTCGTAATACCCGAACAGAACAAAATTTGTTAATAAAAGATGGCGTTTATGCTGTAATAAAAACACCACAAATAAAAACAATACTAAATTCTGATTTTAATGACGAACACTCAGTGCTTAAAAAATACATACACACAATAATAATAAAAAATGAAATATTTAATTTAAGTACTTTTGTTCCTGACACTGTCAAAGAACTTATAGAAAATTTACCATATTCCTTAATCAAGGATATTCAAGAAATATCAAAAAAACAACCTGAACTATATTTTTCCATCCCAGCAAAAGATGGAGAAAGAGAGGTGTCAGGTACACTAAATTTTTTTACTTGGCTTCAAACTTCATAGACCTATTTGACTACTACAAAACTAATTTTTCATTGATAAATTATTATAAATGGTCCATTGAAGATATTGAAAATATGATGTTTTGGGAAAGAGAAATTTATATAAATCTTTTGGCTGAGGAAAAAGAAAAAGAAAGCCAATTAAAAATGTCGCAGCAATTTGGTAGGTAAAATATGGAAGCAAACAATACAGGATTACCAGAACCATCAAAAGAAACTATAAATGTTGAGCAAGTAGTTCAAAATTATTTAATTGAACCAGATATGCTTTTTTCAAATACAGAAAAAGCAGCAACAACATTGGGCGAAGTTAATTTTTCAGAAGAAGATTTAAAGCAGTCAAATGTAAACAATAACTTTCAAAACTTGTCTGCCAGTGGACAATATATACCACCATTCAATAATTCGGCTAGTTTAAAATTAACAGCACCCTCAGTTGTTTTAGAAAAACCAATTGAACCGCAAAATGTTTCAAAAAAAGAATTTCAAAATGTTTTGAATCAGTTGACCGGAACTATAAATCCAGCACTTCAAAATCTCTATAGTTCAGTATCCGCTGTAATGGAAAAGGGAAAAGACCCAAAGGGATTTACAGAAATTAGACCAACATATAATGGTGATGCTTTTTATTTTGCTGACGAACTAAAAAGAATAAGTCAAAAATTTTTATGGTCATAAAAAAAGCCCCTTTCGGGGCTTTTCTCACTCATTCTCCATTTCGGAAAAGTATTGCAGTGGATCTTTTTCCTCTGCTTCTGTAATTGTTGGTTCTTCTACATCATCCTCAACACTCTTAGATTCAGTGTATTGAGAACGGATATCATCACCAACAGCCTTCTTGAATCTCTCTTTAAGTTCATCAAAGCTCTTAAATTGAGACTTATCAATGAATGGCTTTAAAGGGTATTGCTTCTTCCAAAGCTCCTCAAGTTTCTTGTCATCTCCGCCAAAAAGAGGTGCGGGTGATGCAAATTCACTTCTATCGTAATTCACATACCCACCAACGTTTCGGATCTTTAGCTTGAAATCAGCTCCGGTCCAAAAGTTAAATGGATCGACGGCAACCTCATCTTGGAATTCCGGGTGAGCTAGACTTTGGATTTTTTGAAAAATCTTTGTGCCATATTGGTATAGGAAAACCTTACCCTTGTTTTCTGGATTCGCAGGATCTTCAATTACCAAAATATTAGAAATGTAAGTTAGCTTACGCTTACGGTTCCGAGCGATGTTTTTATCATCTTCGATACCACTATTCCAAAGTTCAGTGTTTGCTGCACAAACTGGGCACTTTTCATTTAAAGTGGTAGGGCAGTTTTCATAAAGCCATCCACCCTTTCCCTTGAATGTGTGGCTATAAAGAGACACAAACGGGGTCTCTTCGCCAGCAATCTCTGGAAGAAAACGAATGACGGCATAGCCGTTACCTGCTTTATCAATACCGGGCTTCCAAACCCTTTCGTCTTTATAGCTTTCCTTTGCGGTCATCTTTTCAAGACGCTCTGTTAAATTTGCGACTGAGTTCTTACTCTTCTTTTTAAAATCTGAAAAACTTGCCATAATAATATCCCGAGGATCTACCTCGGCCTTTCTATTTTAATTATACGCCAACCAATAAGTTAGTCAATTGGTAATTTTGGCTTTTTTTTATTTTTTAAAATATTGAGCATTTTACCTTCTTGCTCAATTTTTTCAATAATAGGTTTAGTTAAAAGTTTACCAGCAGCGGTAGGATCTATTCCCATTTCCTCGCTTAATTCTAAAATACAATCCATAAAGGATAATTTTGTTTTTAAAACTCTTCGTAATACTTTATTTGAAAATTTTTCTTTTGCCGAATCATCTATATACATGTGTAATCCTTATATTAATATACGAGCTAAACTAAAAAAGGCAATCATTATTCACTGCTAAATATTCTAGAACTATTTATAGGATAACAAATGGCTTCTGACAACAACGAAAACATTATTATTGAAACTTCTGGTCTTACTGCTGCAGTTGCTACAGACGTAGCACAATTTGCTGGCGTAACAGCTCACTATCAAATTTTTAAATTAGCATATGGAATAACTGGTGTTGCTACTATGGCATCACCCAGCAATCCACTTCCTGTTAGTTTTGGAAGCGGACTTACAGCCACAATTTCTGGATTTAGTGGCCTTGTAACAGTACAGGGAACCGGTGGTGGTTATCCTCTTCCTGTTAGCGGAACAATCATAGCAACAGGTTCTACTGCATCCCCTGTATATGTTAAAACATATACAGGTAGCCAAATAGAAATTACTGGTGGTAAATTATACACAACTGCAGATTCTATTTCTTGCTACGGGCCTTCTGGAGCTACATCTATCTTTGTAAAATTGGTTGGTTCTACCGGATGGTCAATAGGAACAAATGGAGATGCACTAAAAGTTTCAATCACAGGAGCCACATTTGAAGCTACCATTCCAGCTACTGTAACTGTCGCTGGTATTTCTGGTGCTACTGCCGTGGCCGTTACCGTAGGAAATACAGTTGGTATTTCTAATACTCAAATTACGGATGGTATAACTGCCATTTATGGTCAAGTAGTCGGTTTAAGAACAGATTTTAGCGCTCTTGGGGTTGGAAGAGCAACTACATTTAAAACTGGTAGAATTTCTCCAACATCCGCTGCAGTTCTTCAAATGGACAGTTCTGGATTTACCTGCTTGGCTGGAATCAATGTAAAAGCACTTTCAACAAACACAGATTTTATATATCTTGGAAATACATCTGGCTTAGTTGGATCTTCTTATGGTTATGCGTTAGATCCTGGTGAGGATGTATTCTTAAATATTCAAAATACAAATAAAATATTTGCAGTATCAAACACAGGCACACAAGTAATCACATACATGGCCTCATAATATGTTGTCTTATGCATTAAATGCTTGTAAAACACTTATCAATTACGGAACCAATATACGAGGTTCTACATTTGATCCAAGCTTTTCACAGGGATTTATTTCTTCAAAACCAAATGTATCCTTAATAGGGTCTAGTTGTTTTATAGACTATACTGGCTCTTTTAATATTTCTGATTTAACTTATCTTAAAAAATTATTTAAAAACACCCCAGTCGGAACAACCTTTGCATTTTCAGATGCTTCCTATTATGATCCTAATTATGAATATACTGTAGATCCAAGTGGTGTGTTTCGTTTTGAATCTTTGACTGGCAATGATAAATTAATAGTTGGCGGTGTACAATCTGGATTTACAAGTTTAACAAACTATAAATTTTATAATGCAAATAACTTTGTAAACGCCCCTCAATATAGTTCTGGATATAGTGGTGGCGCAACAGCACACAATTACATAGAAAATAATTTAACAATTAATGCTGGTAAATCTTTTATAAGTCTTGGTATAATTGGAAATCAATTTGGCAAAGAAGAATACGTAGAAGTTAGTGGCTCTTCTACCAACACAGGAAAGTTAAAAATTGATTCAGTAATAAAATTAAAAGACAATCGCGAACTTGTTTATTTGACTTCCACAGCTCAAAATGAAAATTTAGCAATATCTGGGATCACTTATACACATTATTTGCGCGGAAACGCAAACCCAGAAATTTTATCAAAAAGCCGAAGACAAATAGGTTGCTACGTTGTTTATGATTCATTGGGCAATCAAATTAGTTGTTTTGAAAATCAAAACCAACTTCAAGCATTTTTGAGATCTCAATACGAAACTTCAACTTATACGGCTGAATGGGTTCCATCCCTATCATGTTCCAGACTTTATGATATAGGATTTAATGCATCTACTGCCGATAAAGCATTGCCTTATGATGCCTCAGTATTCGTTTACATAGATCAATTTACCGCTGGAAATTATGATCCCAGTGGAAACTATAATGAATCTTATGTTTATTTGTTAAAAACAAACAATGGTGAAAATGGAGCCTTACAGGTTACCAGTGAATTAAACTTCACAATAGATACCGGATTTAAAATCGATCTTAGCCACCCTTCATTGAAAGGATTTGCTGTAAATTATTACACAGACGCAGCAAAATCTGTTCCAATGACAGAAAACATTTACTTGCTTGGTGTACCCGGTTTTGATCAGTCGGGTATTCTGTATACTAAAACAGAAACAAGTTCACGTTCAATTTATATTGAACTTGTTGGCCCAACTTTATTAGGACTGCAAGTTACAGTACAATAAAAAAACCCCCGCCGAAGCGAGGGTCTTTCACAAACCGTCTTTTTATTAGCGTGAGCGATTTCGCGCTACACGGTAATAAGTACGACCGTTACGAAGCTCGCGAACTACAGTGTAGTTCATATCAAAACGATCAAATGCCTCACGAAGGTCATGCATCGTTGCGCGCATATTTCCAACTCGGAAACGCTTGCGAGCTTCGCCTGCGGTAAGGGGAGTGCCCTTACGCATGTAATCAAAAACTCTTTGAATCTTGGTCGGACGGTCAACAGTAGTAATCTCCATATGGTTCCTTTCTAAAAGAGATACACCAATATGGCACTTAAACCGAGGCAGTCAAATATTATTTGGAACTTTTATTAAATTGTGGGAAATTAAATTATCTGCTAAAAATTTGGACATTTCATTGTCAGAAGGATAATGTACACCGGCAACAAATCTACTAAAAGCCATATCATTACAAAATTTTTGAATTGCTAAAGTTTGTTCTGGTACAATCGTAGAGAGTGCATAATTTATTATGAAGGCATCTAATGCGTGTCCCGATGGATAAGCTGCATGAGAGGCGTCTATTGGAACTCTAAATCTTAATTGAATATTGTAATATGGTGCTATCTGATATGGTCTTGGTCTATTAAAATGATTTTTTAATAACATTAAAATGGGATCAATTTGTTTTAATAAATCATCAAAAAATTTAATATTAATATCTAAGCCAAGATTGTTTTTGCAAAAGTCAACATAACAATTTTTTTCTTCAATTTCAGCTTTTGTTGCAAAATTTATTTCTTCTTGTGAAGCATTTGAAGTCACTCTTTCTAAAAATAACAATTCATTTACAGTTTCTTGACTTGAATTTTTTGGTGGTATTTTAGCAAAAAATTTATTAATTAATCCGGTTGCAAAACAATAGCCAAT